GAGTCGAGCGTGGTGCCCGTGGCCTCAGCGGCGGTACCCACCGAAGCAACCGCCGTAGTCGCGGTCGCACCCACACCGGCCCCAAAGGTCGCCGACGTGACGATGAGGCTGGCCGAAGAGATGTCCACCAGACCCCTAGGGAACGTGTACCCGACGACAGCGGTATAGCCACCGCTGCCGCCGTTGTCGGTCCACGCGACCTGAGCATTGGTGAACGTGATGACGGTCTGACGGTGCGGGCCGTTCCCGTACTCGGCGGCAACGATGCTGCCCACCGTCGGCTGCGTGAGCGAACCGACCAAATCAAGGCCGGGCGCACGCTCGACCGCGATGGTCGGGGTGGTTGAATAGTTCTGTGCTGACATGATTCATTTCTCCGAAAGTTCGGTTGTGCTTGTGGTTTAGGACACGGTGCCGTCGGCTTCGCTGGTGATCTCGATGGTCGCCAGCGCGTACGGGTGCATGTAGTCGCAGCCCATGAACATGTGGCTTCGGAAGAAGTCCGTCATGGTGCGGGACTCGTCCATCTCGACCTTGGTGTTGATCCCGTCCACGACCACGCAACCCAGCGGGTACCCGCCGTCGTTGGTCTTTGGGAACGCGAGGAACACCGGCTGACCGTTGCTGGAAGTGGGCGAGAAGTTGACCACGTACTTCGACGGGGTTTCGCCGTTGATCGCGGTCTGGTTGCCCCACGGCCAGACACCGCCGTTGACGCCGGTGGTCTGGACGGGGAACCCGGTCAGTGCGAAGCCTTCGACCTGATACACCGGGGTTCCGGCGTGCAGGCGGTTGCCGCTGCCGTACTCCGAGGACCAGAGGGTCGAGCCGCCCGAGATGACGGTGTTCGCGGCGGTACCAACCTGAATGCCGTTGTCGCACCGCAGGACGGCTTCGAGTTCGGGCACGCACATCGCGGGGATCAACCCCTCGGTGTCGATGTTGCGTTGGGCCATCGAGAGCCGCAGCAGCCGCAGGTCTTCGCGCAGACGCTGGGCACCGGCGAACGTGCGGGGGTACGCCGTCGCAAGGGCCGTCGTCGAACTGGCACTGTTGCCGCCGCGCTTGAGGCGCAGACCGCCGGTGTGGATCACGTTCCCGTTGACGGTGGAAGCCGCCGCGCGGGCACCGAGGAAGGCGTTGATGAACAGGCGACGGTCGGCCTCACGAATCAGTCGCGGCCCGTGCTGCTTGCCGAAGTACGACGCCCAGCTCACCGCCGAAACGTGCTTCTGGTCAAGCGGGACGGTGTTGTGCTGGACGATCGGCTTCTCAAGCGCGACCGTGCCCTCCTGCATCGAGTACGACTGCCCGACGAGGTACTGCCCGGCCTGATAGTCCTCGGGCGAGGGCAGGTCGGACATCATAAAGAACTGGGACGACTTCTGCTGCTTGCCAGCGATGTTGTCCATCCACACGAAAGGCGAGCCGTAGAGGTACGCCTTGGCGCGGGCCTGAGAGGTGACGAGGCCGGTATAGACCTTGTTCGCAAGCGCGTACAGGTCACTGGTCCCTGAAGGATTCAGGAACTGAACTGCGTTCGGGGTAGGCATTTGACAAACTCCGTTGTGGTGTTGCTGTGGGTGATGCCCCTAGAGGGGCCGCACTTCTCCACGCATCACGGGTTGGAGTTGTCGATGGACCGCGCAGGCCGTGTTACCACGGTTGTCTTTGCTGTCCTACGGCTCGTTGCCGCTGCTGAGGAATGGCGCACCGCACCACCGGGCCTGTTGTCAGGGCGGCGGGCAATGGACCAGAAAACCCCATCACGGCTACAAACCGTGACAGGGCCAGGATGTCGTCGGGGTAGCTCCGACGCGCATGGTCAGACAGTGATCTTCTTGACGGTCTTCGCCGGTGCGGGTGCCGGTTCGCTGGCCGGGGCATCGACGATCTTGACGTTGGCCTTTTCGAGCAGTTCACGCAGACGCTTGTTCTCGTCTTCGAGCTGCATGGCCTGCTGGTACCGCTCGGCCTGAGTCATGTGCGGCTTGGCGAGAACAATGTCGATCGCGTTCAGACGCGCGATCTCTTCGCTGTCCGATTCGGCCTTGTCGAAGATGTCCTTGGTGGTCTTGTCGCGGACTTCCGCGACGTACTTCGCCACGTTGTCGCGCACGACAATACACGTCGAGATTTCGAGGTTCCGTTCTTCGAGCTGCTTGAACTTTTCGCGCAGTTCGGCGCGTTCGTTGACTGCTTCTGCCTGCTTGGTCATGGGTTCCCTTTCTTAGAAGAACGCCTTGCGTGAACTGTTGAACACTTCATCGGGAACCGCCGCCAGTTCGTTGATCGCCTTGTAGTCGTTGTTCTCGACACGCTTGATAAGCCCGTCGATGTTGATGTTGCCGGGAGGCGTGGTCGCCACCCCACCGTTGACGTTGGGCGTGGCCGCACCGTTGCTGGCCTTGTGCATCGCCGCGATAGCCCGAATCGCATCCTTGACCGTCGCGGGGTCGCCGCTGTTGAGCTTGGCCTGAAACGTCGAACGCATGTCGGCGCTCAGCGTTTCCCCGACCTTCTCGGCCATCTTTTGCACCTCGGCCATGCCGCCAAACTCTGCGGCGGCTTCAAGCTGGGCACGCTGGGCGTTGGCTTCCTGCACCTTGGACTTTGCCAAGATGCCCTCGGCCAAAGCGTTGACAGCACCTTTCGGAAGCCCGGCCTTCTCTTTCAGGGCCTTGTACTGATCTTCTGTCAGGCTGCCCTTTTCCACGAACTGCTTGACCAAATCGCCGGGGTTGAGGCCCGCGTGATTGATGATCTGCTCGGGCGTGGCGTCGTCGGGGATCGCCTTAGGCTGCATGGAGAGCGGTTCGGCCTTGGTGTGAAGGGTCTTTTCCAAGTTGACGTAGCCCTCGCTCATGGCCTGCACAGACTCTTCGAGGGTTGCCCGGCGGAACTTCTCGGGAATCTTACTGAGGTCCGGGGGCGGTGGTGTGTTGGGCGGGTTCGCGTTGTTGGTGTTTTCGTCTGCCATCCTGTTTGTTCCTTACACGACCGATTGCCCGGCGGCTTGATAGGGGCCGGGTGTCCCTTGCAGCGATGCCGCCGCTGCTTGTTCCGCAATGTTGCCGACGCTCTGAACCGCCTGCTGATTCGCCGCCGCACGCAACGCCGACGCTTCCGCCGCACGCCGCTCTGCCGCAAGCTTCTTTTCAGATTTGATGAGGCCGGGTTCGTCGTACAAGCCGCCAGCCTGAGCAACAACGTCGGCCAGTACGCCCACGTCGATCCGGTTGGCCGCTTCCGGCCCCATCTGTTGCAGGATTTGAGCGACGGTCAGAACGCTCTGAACGCGGTTCTGGCTTGCCAATGCGGCCTCACCCGTGAGAATCTTGGTCTGCCCGCTGATCTGGTTGGGCAACTTCTTGATATCCCCGTTGTCGATAGCGATCTGCTCCGCAAGCATCGCAAGCGGGCGCTGGAGTTGGTCCGCGACGGTGCCGCCTACGCCCGAAAGCGCGTCGTCCACCTCGCGCATGACCTGACGCCATGCGGTCGCGGTACGCATCCGGTCGCCGGACGAGGACGCCTCGGACACCAGCAGGAACGCTTTGGACAGATTCGCCTCCAGCCGGGCGATGTTCTGCATCACCAGCGCCGCATCGCCGTTCTTGTTGGCTTGCAGCAGGGCGATGTTCTGAGCCTGCCCCCCGACTACGCGATCCTTGATGGGCTGGCCGTTGACCAGCTCGGTAAACTGCTTGGTCGTCAGCGAACAGCTCGGGTCCAGAACGGGGATGATCTTCGAGACATAATCCGCGATCTGGAGCATCCGCCAACTGTTGTGGTCCAGCGCCGCGAGTTCGCCGTAGTTCTGTTCAACCAGCCCGCGCCCGTGATTCTCGCCGGGCCAGAGCATGTACGGGGTGACGACGTAAATATCGACGTTGCTCTCGCGCTCCGAAAGCGTCTTCCCGTTCATCTCTTCGGTGACAAGCCACTTGCGCGAATTGGGCTGGTACTGCGAGCGCCGGGTAAGCGGCATGATCCGCTTGGACGCGGGTTCGTCTTTGAGCTTTTCGCGGCTCAGGTCGATACTGGCGAGTTCGTCATCGCTCAGGGCCAGCGGGTCTTTGTGTTCGACGGTGATGGTGTACAGCAGCCCACCGGACGAATCACGCTGGACGAAGTAGTTATCGTGCCGGAAAGTGTGGACGCCGTAGTCCTTGTCCATCATCACGCACGCATCGCCCGCCACCAGCAGGTGCATACAGACGGTGTTCATGGACGACATGAACCCGGACGGAAGGGCGTTGCGGCGGGTCTTGCTGGTTGACGTGGTGGACCCACGAATCAGCGCGAGGATCGTCATGTCGCGGGCGAACAGGTCGCGCGACAACTTAGTTTTGATCTCATCATCTACGTCGTCGGCGTAGAGGATTGTCGGCGGCAGTTCTGTTTGCATCCACGGCACGCCGAAGTACGTGCGGAGCATGACGCCCGCCAGGCGGACGACGCCGCGCGAACCGACACACTGGTAGTTGACGACCTGCTGATCTTTGTCGTACGACCACGCGCTCGGCATGATCCCCGGAAGTGTCAGCCGCGAATACTGGGTGATGTATTCAAGCCGCTGGGAGTTGTACCCTTTGAGCGCCGCAAAGTCGGATGCCAAAGGCCCCGTAGACGGGGTGATCGGCTGATTCAGTTCGTTCATGCGCCGGGAATGCGGATGCCGTTGCCCGATTGGGGCTGCGGGGTCGGAGCGGACCCCAGCGATAGGCCGGGGTCAACGATCAGGGATTGGCGGTTGTTGCGCAGCCGCGTTCGGCGGGCTTGCGCGATGGACTCAAGCGAAGGGTTTTCCGTCAGCTTCGCCGGGGGCGGGGTCGGGGCCGGGGGTGGAATGTCCGGGCCGTCGTCGAAAAGACCCATCAGCGCCCGTTCTTCCGTTCTTTTGCCTTCGAGATAAGTTCGTTGGCGAAGTTCCACAGGATCACCGCTCGCTTGATCGCGGCAACCTTGATCGGATCGTCCAGGTCCGTTTCCACAAGCGGACGGCAGTTCTCGCCGTACATCGCTTTGATCGCGGACGCGACGGCTTCAAGCGCCTCGCTATCCACGTCATCAATGTGCTTCGGGGAACCAGACATGCGGGGTATTCCTTTGGTCAAGCCACGCCTTCAACTGGCGGGGCGTGACGGTGTTCTTGGGCACGTCCAAACCGGCCTCGCGGAGCAGTTCACACGCACGGGTCACACAGTCGTTTGACTCAACCCGCCCGCGCGTAAGCCACCGGGCGAGCGAGCGGACCAGACTAATCGGGCGTAGGTACTTCGCCCTTGTCCGATAGATCAAGGGTTTACCCTGAACCTGATACCAATAACTGATCGTAGAATGTTCGGTATTGTACCGTTCCATCGACACGACCCGCTCACCGCCGCGCACCATGTCGTAGACGCGCAAGCCATCGGACACCGCTACGTGGTAGGTATTTACCCCTAAAACAAGGGGGACGATACCCCACAGGTCGCGGAGTCCGGCTCGTTTTTTGCGACATTTCGCAGTAAAGACGATGTATATTGCGACATTTCGCAATCGTTCATACCCTGCCATTGGCGTACCCGTGATGGGGGAGACTGAAAAAGTGCGGCGACTTCATCACCGCCCGCACGTCGAACGATCCGCCCTGGGGCGATGGAGGCAACTCCAGCCCGTACCGATTCGTCCACTCGGCACGCAGCTCTGCCAGCCGATCGTTGTTGGCGTACAGGTCCACGAACGCTTGACGGAGTGCGTACCCCATCGTGCCCGCTGTCGCGGCGTGGGTCTGGTAGCAGTCGTGGATGCCCGAGATGAAGATCGGGGAGTCCATCTGCCCGCAATACTCAGCCGTCAACAGGAAGTGCGTAGCGTCCAGTGAGTGAATAAAGTTTGGGGCCGACCCGCGAACCTGCTTCCCCGGCATCGGCTCCGGCTTATCGCTGGCCTTCTTCCAGACCAGCATGATGTTGCCGTAGACGTTCATCTTGGTCTTGGTGCATTTCAGGTACTTCAAACCGCCCTGCACCACCGGCCAGCCCATCGGGGTTGTCCATTCCAGAATGTGACCGGCCTTGGCGATGATCTTCGCACACCCCTTGATCCACGTCATCGCCACTTCCGCCGACTGGTTCACCTCGGCCATGCACTCCCGAATCGTTGCGGACAGATACCGGCTGGCGTCAATCGCGGTTTGCCTCGCCACGTCGCGGTCGTAGAGCTTTGCCAAAATCTGCTCGCGCATCCCAAACGGAGTCGCGTCGTAGTAGTACGTCATCGCGGGCTGCTTCACCGTCTTCCGGTCGATGAACGGGTAGGCCGTCGATGCAACTTGCCCGTGCCAGCCGCCTTGTTTGGCGTCCCGCATCGCACGCTCGCGCACCGCCTGCACGATCGAGAGGTACGGATCGTTCGGGGCGTCCGAGTGCATCAGGTTCACCGCCCGCGCCATGGACTCGTCACGCATCAGCGCCGCGTAGTGCTGCTGCCCGTTGTTCGTACCATCCGCCTGCACCAACTGGTGACTACCTGGGCTGCCCTCCCGCTCGTGATCGCACAGGGCGTAGCACACCGCCAAGAACTGCCAAGCCTTGTCCCCGCCGTCGGCCTGCATCCACCAGTCGTTTGCAACCGGGTCGCGTACCGCCCGCTCAATCTCGGCGGCGTTGTCATTGACCCACTGGATGCGGTCATTCAACGGCTTCTTGTCCAGCCCTCCGTTCGCCCACAGGTTCGCCGCGTAGATGTACAGAATCCGCGTGCTTTCCTCGTCCGTCACGGGCTTGCTGTCCGCCGCCATCATCAACGCCCGAGACAAGTCCTCTTGCTGGTGATTCAGCAGGCTCGGCATCGCGTACATCCGACCCCGGAAGTCCGGCTGGTGCGGCGCGTACAGACGGTCCTTTGTGGCGTCGGTGTTCGCTACGTCCATCTTGCGGAGCAGCGTGATCCACTGGCACATCCGCCCCTTCTCCGCGTCCTTCCACTCCCCGTACTCGCGCCGATACTGCTTGACCATCTCGGGGTCCACGCCCGCAAACCGCTCATCT